TTTACAACGAAACAGACGCAAAAGGATGTTTTAAGAGACTCAAGGAGATGGGTTTGCGACCCGAAGACTTCGACGAGGTTCACAATGATGACGAAACCGAGTTTGATGCATCCCAAGATGAGACGACCACCGAATTTTTACGAATGGTGTTCTCGTATGTTCTGCGGAATACAGGGTTGGCTGAAGAGCCACCTGAGCATTCCGACGATTCTTACGATCGAGGCAACAATTCGTACCTTGATGAATTGCTGAATGTCGTGATTAATCGGACTTTCATTGCCAGGGGTTTGGCGACCATGAATGTTCAAAACAGCAAGGATTCAGGTGATTGGGAAACTTGGTTGGGCAACACGCTATGGAAGATCGGTTTGACCCTCACCCGCTACAAGGTCAGGCGTTTGGTCGCTTTTCTTGTTGGCGGTGATGACGGTAGTTTCATTGGTGAGCGTGACGATGACGAACCAATGATCGAAACTTTGGCTCGGCGCGGATATGTTGTCAAGAAGGAGAGCACACGTGGCTACTTTGAATTTTGCGGCCACATCTACACCTTTGAAGGCGTGCTCCCAAACCCATTCAAGCTGGTCAAAAAGTTGCACACCCGTCGTTTTGATAAGGATAAGGTGATTGACTTCGCGCAGTCGATACAGGATGTCATGAACACCTATTTCGCAAGTCATGAACAGAGGTCGATGGCAGCCCGTGCTTTGGCCATGATTTATCCGAACGTTGATGATGATTGCGCTAGGAGTCTCATATCCTATTACGGTGCGCATGCGAGGCCCACTTATTTGCGTAAGCGGCTTAAGAAGATTCGGAAATACTCTCCCATGGTTGGTGACGGTGATCTCAATGAGGTCACTTTGTCGGATTTACAGTCCTGATTTATTATGTATTCTGATCTTCAACTCGATTTGTTAATCTCACTCTTTCTAGTTTTAGCTGCGTGCATCTTCATATACCTAATTATTAGGGTTACTTTATTGGTTAAAGGACATTTTTGGCCTAGAGTAAGTCGCAGTTATGCTCACGTCTGATCGTCCAGAGCTCGCCTATGAATGCGCCAAGGAAAGCCATCGCAACCTTGAGCGCAGCATTCAATATCTTTACAGCATGACTCGTGTGCAGACTAAAGGTCTTAAGGAAGCACAGCTGGCAGTTATGGATGCTATCAGGGCCGTTTCTGCCGCGATGATCGAGATTAAGTATGTTTCTGATTCTAACATTGATTGGCCCGAACCTGAGTTCGAGGTGCCGAAAACGAGTGATCCAATTGCTATTGCGATCCAATCGCGCATCGCCAATTTGGAGAACAGGCTCGGTCGAATAGGGGGTTGAATGAGGACCCTGGGATGCCATCTTGATTTATGGACTAGAGGTTAGTGGAGACCCATCC